ACTATGGCCAACGCAAACCAGCCGAGTGGGCTGGCTCCGGTTCGGTACCTGAACGGAAACAGCTGGAATGGGGGGGTCAACCTCTACACCATCCTGGCTGCCGACACCGCGCAATACTGGATCGGTGACCCAGTCACCACCATCGGCAACGCAAACGCCGACTCGAAGGGCATCCCCGCCGTCACGCTGGCTTCCGCCGGCGCGGCAGTGCGCGGGGTGATCGTCGCGCTCGGAACCCTCGGGCCTGGCGGTCCCTACGCCAACCCGAACAACCTCAACCAGCTGACCCGGCCCGCAGGCGCTGCGGCGGTGAACTGGTACGCAGCTGTCTGCGACGATCCGGACGTCCTGTTCGAGATCCAAGAAGGCGGCGCCGGGGCGGTCCTGACGGCCACCAGCGTGAACCGGAACGTGAACTTCAACACGGGAACTCGCACCGCGACCCTGGCGTTGTCGCCATGCTTCCTGGACAACGCGACGGTCAACACGACTGCCACCCTCAACCTGAAGATCATTCAGGCGGTCCAGCGCATGGACAACACGCCCTTCGCCGCGCAGCAAAAGTGGCTGGTGAAGATCAACAACCATGAGTTCTCCGGCGGCACGACGTCGCCCTGAACCCAGAAGGACGAAAGGAGTAGATCATGCCCGCAGGGCCGATCACAACTGGCAACCATCCCAAACTGCTGTGGCCGGGCGTACACGCAGTTTGGGGCCAGCTGTACAACGAACACGCCAAGGAGTACACGGACCTCTACGAAGTCCGTACCTCCCGCCAGGCCTACGAGGAAGACGTGCAGGTCACCGGGTTCAACCTGGCTGTCCTGAAGCCGGAAGGACAAAACGGCACGTTCGACTCGGAGATCCAGGGCCCCGTCACCCGCTACGTGAACCTCGCGTACAGCCTCGGCTACATCGTCACGCACGAAGAGCTGAGCGACAACCTGTACGAGACGGTCTCGATGCGGCGTGCCCGGGCCAACGCCTTCTCCGTCAACCAGACGATCGAGCAGATCGGTGCGTTCCTGTACAACAACGGGTTCGTGTCGACCTACTTCACGACGGGTGACGGTGTGGCGCTGCTGTCCAGTGCGCACACGCAAGCCACGGGCGGCACGTTCTCGAACGTGTTGACTCCGGCGGCGGACCTCACGGAAGCGAGTCTCGAAGACATGGTCATCCAGATCATGGGCGCGACGAACGACCGTGGCGGGCTGATCAACATCATGCCCGAGTCCCTGCATGTGCCGCGCCAGGAATGGTTCAACGCGAACCGCATCCTGAAGTCGGTGCTCCAGTCCGGTACGGCGAACAACGACATCAACGTCTTGAACGCCACCAATGCCTTCCCGAAGGGCATCAAGCTGAACCACTACTTCACGGCGCCGCACGCCTGGTTCGTCAGGACGAATTGCCCGAACGGCATGACGTTCTTCTGGCGCGAACAGCCGAGCCTCGCCATGGACAACGACTTCGGCACGAAGAACGCCCTGGCGCTGTGCTACTTCCGCTGCGTCGCCGGCGCAACCGACCCGCGCGGCCTGTTCGGCAGCAACGGACCCTGACGCGTAAGCGTCTCCATGCGGCCCTCTGGTTTAGCCGCCAGAGGGCCGGTTTCCCCAAACCGCAGGAGTTTTTATCATGGCTGTCCCTTCTCAAGTGCCGGTTCGCTTCCCGAACGGCCTTTCCACCGACTATCCCTATGGGCCCTTGGCCAACTTTGGCCAGCCCCATCCCTTCGACTACCACTACTTCGCCGACGACTTCGACATCCTGCACGGCACGTACACGCAGACGAAGACCGGCAACGGCACCATCGCGAATACGGCTGTGGATGGCGGGCGCATCCTGTTCACCACGAACAGCTCGACACCCCTCACCACCGACATCGCGTCCCTGCAACTTCCCGCCGCCGGCTTCAAGTACGCCGCGGGGAAGAAGTTTCACTTCATGGCCCGCATCCAGGTGTCGGACGCCGTCAACGCCGCCTTCCTTGCTGGCATGATCCAGACGACGGCGACTCCGTTCACCGTGACGGATGGGATCTACTTCTCCAAGGCCACGGGCAGCGCCGCGAACATCACCCTGAACTGCGTGTCGGGATCGGTCAACGTCGGCCAGCTGGTCATCCCGACCACTGCCTACACCCTGGCGAACAACACCGACATCGATCTGGCTTTCTCCATCGACCGCAACGGGGTAGTCTACGCCTATGTCGGCTCCGACCTCATCGTCCAGCCGCCGAACAACTCCCCGGCCGGCCAGGTCCGCGGGCCCGTTGGCAGCGTCACGCCGTCGTCGTTCACTGCGGCACTGCTGAACATGACGCTGGCCCTCCAGTCCGGCACTGCGACGTCCAAGACGATGCAGGCCGACTTCGTCCTGACGAGCAAGGAGCGGTAAGGTGAACTGCAGAGTCCACGTTTCCCGCCACTCCGGCGCGGACATCGATGTCAGTATTACGGGCTACGTAGCGCCCGGCGATGTCATCGACGAGGTCTTCGTTGCACCGAAAGAGTTCGACGAGTGTGTTGCTGTCCGGGTGATGAACATCTTCCGGGCGGTGAAGGGTGGCGTGGACGTGACTCTCTTCTGGGACGGCTCGGACACCCCCATCCTCCCCCTCGAAGGCTACGGGAACATGGACCTGAACAAGTTCAATGGTCTCGTGAACCCGCGGGAAGAGGGCTGGACGGGGGGCATCCGAGTCAGGGCCTCCAGCCTCAACGGGGGCTACTTCACCATCTCCCTGGAACTCTCCAAACAAAGGACCTGAAATGGACGTCGTACAAGTTCGGGCGAATCCGCCCCAGTCGATGCCGGTCAACGGGGCCGCAACGACAACCTCTGCGCCGGCGACGGGGAATGCGATCTACAAGAACGCCCTCAACGTCACCTTCCAAGTGATCGCCGCTGCTGCTGCCACCGTCATCGTCGAGGCGACGAACGAGCTCGCCACTGCCAACGGCACGAACAACAACTGGGTGCCCCTCGCCACCATCACGCTGGCGGCCGCCGGGACCGACGGCTTCGCCTCAAGCGCAGCGTGGGTATGGGTCCGTGCAAGGGTGACTGCGGCGACGCAACCCACCTCCGTCCTCATGGGGTGCTAAAATGTCTGTCTCCATCAACGTATCCGCAGCCTCCGGTATGGGTCTGCCGAACGGGTCGAACTCGTCCCAGCAGGCTGTCGCGGTCACCGGGGCGAACGACTTCGCCTTTCAACGCCAGAACCAGGAGCCCTTTCTCGGCGCCGGCACGCAGGGTATTACCCTCACCGCGGCTGGCGCGGGCACTGTCAACGGGGCGGACCAGTTCAACAAGGTCGGCAGTGGGGCGAACATCTACATCAACGTTGCTTCGGTGACGGGTTCGCTGACGGTGACGGTGCAGGGAAAGGACCCGGCGAGCGGGCAGTACTACACCATCCTCGCCTCCGCCGCCATCGCTGCGACCGGCCTGACCGTGCTGAAGATCGGCAGGGGCCTGACCGCCGCCGCGAACTCCGTGGCGAACGACCAGATGCCGCTGACCTACCGCATCAACACCACGGTGGCGACTGGCCCGGTCACAGCGACGATCGCCGACACCCTGATCGTGTGAGGTCGGCATGGCACCCGACTTCAACACGCCGGACCGCATCGTCAGGTTCGCCCTGCAGAACGCCGGCCTCTTGGCTGACGGGGATGACCCCACCCCGGAGCAATACGCCAAGATCATGCCGCGCCTGCAGGACATGGTGAACCTGTGGCAGACGAGGGGCATCAAGCTTTGGCTAAATGCCATCCAGTCCGTCACCCTCGTCGCAGGGACGAAGATGTACGCGCTGGCCGGCCAACCGAAGCGGGTGCTCGAAGCCTACTACGCTGACAACAGCACCCCTGCCATCCGTCGGCCGCTCAATCCGATGAGTTGGAACACCTACAACAACCTCGGTAACCCCGACTCCCAGGGTGCGGTGAACTCCTACTTCGTCGACAAGCAGCTGACGGCAACCAACCTCTATCTCTGGATGGTGCCCGACACCACCGCAGCGACGGGGACGGTGAAGGCGCTGGTGCAGAACCCCATCGGCACCCTCGTCGCGATCAACGACACGATGCTCTTCCCGAATGAGTGGTACGGTGCCTTGCACTGGAACCTCGCCTCGGAGATCTGCGTGGGGCAGCCCGAGCCCATCGTGGCCAAGTGCGAGAGGATGGCCGCGATGTACCTCGAGGCTCTCGAAAGCTGGGACGTGGAGGACGCGCCGGTCCAGTTCCAGCCGAACATGATGCAACGCCGGCCGTCTTCC